TTAATTAAATTTTAATTTATTTTTAGTTTTTTTTAGGTTTTTAGTTTTTTAGGTTTTTAGGTTTTTAGTTTTTTATATTTATTTTAAAAATAAATATAAAAAATATTTAATTATATAAATTATAATGAATTATTTTTTGCTATTAAATTTAGGATTTTTAATTTTATGCAGCTCATTAAATAAACCCAATTTTTGTAAAGATTGTAAATATTTTATTTCTTCAGATACTCTTTTTTTTCCATCTAGCACAGAATTTGGTAGATGTAAATTATTTCCTAGAGAACCTGAAAATGATAATTATTTAGTTACAGGAGAAAAAATAGAAAGTAAAACTGAATATAAATATTGTAGTATTATTAGAAATAATAATAATTTGTGTGGAATTGAAGGAAAATTATTTGAAATAAAAAAAAAACAAAATTTTTTTTTTAAATAATGAAATTTATTGTTTAAAATTTGTATTATTTAAAAATATCACAATCTACTAAATATCATACAATAAATTGCCAAAATGCCTGGTAAAAAATGAATTGCAATAACATGTGTGAGAGTATTTCTAATATATGCCTTTTCGCGATTTTCTGTATTGGGTATTGTAGGATCAATAGAAAAATAAATGGAAATAAGATTTTTATGCTTATGTTTATATTGATAATTATATTTATTTTTTTTACAAATGCTTAATATAATGGCTTTTATTTTGTCTAAGTCTTTTGTAAATATTGCATCTTGGACAATCTTTACCTGATAATAATAAATATATTCATTTATTGCAAATATTAGGGTCGAAAATGAAATTCCAAAACACCAAATGTATGTATAAAATAATGGAATTGTAAATGAAGTGATTGTTCCATAAACTAAAGAGGTCAAAACTGCAATTATATCAATAGTCCTTGTATAACCGGAATATTTAGGACAATGCCAGTGAAATAATGAAGTTATATAAACTATAAAAATAAAAGGACTTAACATATTAAATTTATTTATAAATCCTACAATACTTGCTACTAAAAATATATGTGCGCTAAACATTCCAATAATTGAAATATGTTCAGGGATAATAATGTCAAAATCATTATGTTGTTTATAATTATTATAATTTATTTTTGTTAATAGTTTTTCAATATTTATATCCATAAAATCTAAATGGATTATTTTAAAATAATTTTTAATACTATTCTTTTAATCTTTATTATTTTGTGAATATCATTTTAAATTATATTTATTTAGTTAATAATACTAAATATTGTTAATAGTTAGATATAAAGATATTTAATTTATTTATTTTATTATATAAAATAAATAAAACATGTACAATAAAAATATATATAATGAAAAAGAATGCTTATCTTACAATTCTTTTTATGAATATATATTTGAGGAATATATGGAATGGTTTTTTGAATTTTTTGAAAATTAAATTAATTATTTATCCACAAACGTCATATTGGTATAAAGGCTGAGTATAATTACCGCAAACATTAGGGCTTATTTTTGGACAAGGAACCATTTCTTCATTAGGATTCATATCATTTACTTGTGGCATAACAACTGATGGACGATGGTTATCTTTTACAACAATACGGGTAGATGTATTGTAATTTCCGGGAAAGGTCACTTCTCTTTGGGGGTCGTGACACAAAGGGTCAAAACGATTCCATCCAGTTCCTCGTAAGTTTTGAGAAGGATTTGTTAGTCTAGAGTCTTCTGTTGGAAAAAAACATTTAGGAAAATTTACTAAATTATTATCGCCGGGGCGATTCCATGGATTTCTTAATGGATCTTTACCTTTTTGGGTACATGTTTCAATGACTCCTGCACCGCAAATCTCTCCTTGTCCGTTGCAATCATTGGGATCACAATTGGGAACATATGATTTAGAAGGACATCTTGAAGCTTGTCTATTTATGTTAAAAAGTTCTGATTCAACATCGACTGGACCACTGTAAAATCTCCAATCAACATGACTATTCATACTAACACCTGTTTTTTGATTAACAATTCTAGGATTATCATTATAGCAATTATTACACATTATAGGTGTATTATATAGATAATCTCCAGGACCAGTTGATTCTTGATTATATTTCTTAACTTCACAATTATCATATTTTAATCTATTAAAGCTCATTAAATATATATATATTATATACTTTTATTTATTTAAAAAATATAAATTAATTTTAATTTATATTTTTTAAATAAATAAATCATAATTAAATCATAATTTAATTTATTTATTCTATATGAATAGTTTTTTCAAGTAATTTACCTAAAAAAAATGAAATTAAATTTGTAAGTAAAAATGTATTTGTTGTAATATTATCATAATTATTATTTTTTTTAATATCAATAATTTTCTTTTCAAAAACATATGTATAGCTATCAAGAAAAATATATAATCTATTTAATGAATTATCAATTCTCCATTTAATTAAATATTTCGGATTCATTCCAGATATATATTTTATAGCAAAATAAGGAAAATCAAAAATTCCTATAGAGCTAATTGATTTTTCGGCAGTTAGAATTATTAAACTACAATATGATGGTACTGGAATTAGATTAAAATTATTAATATCTTTAATATTTTCTTTATCTATTAAAGTTGATGAATCATAATAAGCCTTAGAATTTATTATTTTAGTAAAAATAATAAAACCAATGTTTTCGTATTTTCTAATTTTAATCCCTAATTTATTGCTAATATTTTCATCAGGAAAAATACTTAATTCACATTTATTTTTTTCTAAATTTAATAATTTGTTATCACAATAAAGTAATTTCCAATTACCAATAGCGGGATCAAAAAAATTTATATTAAAAGAAAAAACTTTATATAATACTAATGAAAAAAATAATATATTTTTAATAATCATTTTTTAGATAATTATAGTAAAAATAGTTTAAGTTAAAATAATTTTGTTTATTTGTTTATTTGTTTATTTGTTTATTTTATTTCTCATTTTTTTAATAATTATTTAAATAATTATTAAAAAAATATAATTATATTAAAATTAAAAAAATATATTTGTAAAGTATATATAATATTGAATGAGTTCTAACAGATTAAGTTATGACGCATGTGCTTATCAAAAAAATTTGCAGCAATCAACTGGACCACTTGATTATATGATGTATACTGGTAAATATGAAAACTGTGCTAAATGCCGTATTGAATTCGGTGTAGTTGGTGGAAATGGAGTTAGCTTATACAGCGGAAATCTTGTTGATTTAGAAAGTGATTTAAGGGGACAAACTAGACAAGCCTCTTTGTGTCCCAAAACAATGTATACTCCCGAATGCTCCAATTGCAATAATAAAATGAATGGACTCCCTTGCAGCACTGAACAATGCAAGCCAAAAATGATGAATCAACCTTCTTGCCAAATGCAATATTATCCAAGAGTCCCTATTGCAAAATTGAATCCTCCAACTGGATGCAATTATGGTGGAATGAATCGTTAGAATATAATTTTAATTAAATATATAAAAATCTATAATATAATAATGGAAAGTTATTATATTATAAAATCTAGATAAATATTATTTTATGCCAATATAATATATAATATGTGTTGGAATGCATCTGTCTCACTAAATACATTTTTATTTAGTAGTTTCATGTTAGCACTAATTATATATAATAATAATTTTACTTTATATTTTATACATGTATGAAATAATATATGAATTTATTTATTTTTATCATCTTGTATATTCATTCAGTTAATTTAGTTTTTTATATGGAGAAATATTAATGATAAATTTTACAATAATATATTTTCTATTATTGCTGTGCTCTTACTGATTATACAACCTATAATGAGTATTATGATTTTATCAAATATAAAATTACGTAATTTATTATTATTATTTTATTTTTTGATTGCAATTCCATTTTTTATTCATATATTTTTTACTAAAAATATTTATTCAACAATAAGTAAAAGAGGACATTTAAAATGGATATTCTTTGATTCAATGCCACTTTTTAGCATTGTTTGGTTATTTTTCTTTTTATTCAGTTTTATATATGAAAAAATGTATTTAGGAATTGTTTTTGGATTAGGTATGTTACTTATTGCTTTTATAAATTATAAAAATGATGATACTATGTGGAGTATGTGGTGTTGGATTGTAAATTCAATAATGATTTATTATGCATTTTATCTATTAATCTATTTACCATTTGTAGAAAAAAAAAATATTTGTTAATTTTAACAATTCCATTGAATATTTAAAAATAAAAAAACCATTGTCAAAGTAAATCAACTAACTGTATGTAATTATAGTAGAATGAATCATTGGAATATATATTTTAATTAAAAATATATAAAAATTTATAATATAATATAATATAATAATGGAAAGTTATTATATTATAAAATCTAAATTAGGAAATAAAGAAAAGTATTATTATGTAAATGAAACAGAAAATGAATTTGAATATAATATTTTAGTTGGTGGAATAAAAATTAAATGTGTTAATATTATTATTGATAAAATAAGAAAAATTGCATTACTTGAATTACTACAACATCATCAAAAATGTTCTTTATATTCTGATTTAGAAAAAGGAGATGAAGTGAAAGCACTACTAATTAATAGTTTATATTACATAAATATAAAATATCCAAAAATAAAATATATTGAATTAATTGATAATAGTTTTATCTTATGTAAAAATAAAAAAAAAATATCATTGCCTGATTTGTCATTTGTAAAATATAACAAAACATGGTATGAAAAAAATTTTAATGCAATACCTAGTAATAATTCTAAATTCAAAATAAAAAATTTAAAAAAACTGATAAATAAAATAATTAATAGAAAAATAAAATTAAATTATGAAGATTTTATAAAAGAATATTATGCAAGCCCTATTTTTCAAAATAAAGTTGCAATAAATATTATAAAAAATACTTATATAGAAAATATGATTCTAAAAGATTTTTTAGATAAATTACAAGAATATGATTGTGTTTTTTACGAAAATATATTTAATAAACTAATTGGAAATCTATTACAAGGCACTGAATGGATTATAAAAATAGAGACTATAAAAGAATATAATTTACAATCAGAAATAATAAATATCGAAAAAATAAAAGGGAACAGTGACTTAGATATTTTATATAAAAAATTAACTAATAAAGAGTCTAATAAAGGAGCTACTATTTATGATGGAATTATCTGAAATTATTTAGTTCATAATTAAATATTATAAATTTACATCTATTTCTGTAATACTATTCCTAAAATTCGTTGGTATAAAAGTAATCCTGCATCTTGAATTGGAAAAATATATGCATATGAATCACCGTCATTATTATGAGAGTGCCATAAACCAGGCGGTGTTATAAACATAGCCCCTTCTTTCCAATTTACTCTTGTTGGATTTATAATATTTCCATTTTCATCTAATTTATCTCCTATTAAAGTATAAATATTTTCACTATCACTACATTTTATACACAAATCTAAAGCAACTGAATTATGTTTATGAGGTTTTTGGGTAATTTTAGGTGGAAGTTCATTATAAAGTGCCCATAATACTGGCGTGGCTGTATTTATACCCAATTGCTCTGTATCTTTATTACTTAGTAAAATACCTTTTCTATTATTATCTTTATTTGATAAATCAATCAAATTTTTAATAAGAAACTCATTACTGTAAATAGCAGTTTTAAATATTTTTTTTTCAGATTTACTTCCAAGATAATTGATTAGAGGACTATCGTTTATATAATAAATTTGCAACTCTTCTTCTGCCAAATTTTCTATTTTTAATGAATTAAAACAGGGGCTAATTAGGATGTCTCCAGAACTAATCATTTTTTTATTATTATCATCACATTCATCAATATATATACATGCATTGCCTTTTATTATATAAAAGAGATGAGATGATGCGTTAAATTCATTATATTGAATATTATTTAATTCAATAGTCTCTTTTCGCATTAACTTTATAAATGAAGCTAACAAATTTGGTGTTGTGGATTTATATGATACATTAAATATATTTGAAAAATCTATCATATTTATACCATAAGTACATTCATTGATATTTTTTTCATAAAAAGGTATATGACTTAAATGTGGATTTACATTTTTTTCATATTCGTATGCTGAAATATAGTTTTCTTCCATAACTATATTATTTTATAAAATTATATTAGATTATAATTTTATAAAAAAAATATTTATTATATAATTTGGAAATAATCTTATTTCTCAACAAAATTAAATATTAAAAAAGCAGAAACTGTATTTTTTTGGGGCATTTTTCGATGAAATCCATTTTGATATGAAATTAGCACATCTCCACGATTTCCATTAAAAGTTTTAATATATTCATTTTTAATTTCATTCTTAATTTCATGTGTCTTTTCTATATAAACTAATGCACCATTATTATCAACTATATCAGATAAATAGATACAAAATTTTATACATTTATTATTAATATTTTCAAAATGGAATGAATTGGGACTGGATACATTATTACTTATTTGTATATTAGTTCTTAATAATTTCCAGTTAGTGCCAGTTATTTTAGACAATAAAATTTGTATTAAGTTACTGTCAAAATAATTACTAATATTAGGAAATAATTTATCTGCGTTATAAATATCGATTAATCCTAGATCAGTTTTACGATCTCGTGTTCCTTTATTATCTATAACTGGTAAATAATAATGCTGGATTTTATGATAATTATTTAATAAGCTATATGTATTATTTACATAAAATGTTCCCATATTTTCATCTTCTTTTTTATTTAATAAACCATAAATATTATTCTCATTCATGAAAGTCTTTATTTCATTGCTAAAATCTTCTATATCTTTATTTGTAAAAACCGATTTTAAGAAAATATATCCTTTTTCATTAAAATCGTATTCATTCATTTATTTAAAAATATATAATTATAATCAAATATATTTTATATAGAAAATTGACCTATATAAAAAAAATTGAATTTTTTTATTATTAAAATTAGATAGAATATTAAAAATAACACAAATATTAATATTTATTGTTTTATTTTTTGAATAAAAAATGTCAAAAACAATGTGCTGTGCTGCTATAAAATGCAAAGATCATGAATCTGCTAAGAAAGACCTTGAAAAAGGCATGAAAGTGTTTTTAATTAATGAATTTGAAAAAACTTATGCATATAAACAATGCTTGAAACCAAGAATTGAAGATGGTGATTATTGCACTGTTCATGAAAAAGTTTCAAATAATAATCCTCAAAAATTAAAGAATTTTAAAAATGATATTTTACCCCATGCTAAATTGGCAACCAGTTTAGATACTTTCTTCTCCTCAACTTCTGAAGTTAAAGAGAAGAAGGAAAAAGGAGAGAAGAAGGAGAAAGTTGCTGAGAAACATAAAGATTTTAAATATCAATGTGCTATTCCAATTAATGTTTTTCGAGAAACTAAATCGGGAGACAATAATGAGATTAAAGCAGGGCCTTTTATTTCTATTATTAAAGAAAAAGTCAGTGATCAAATTGGAGAACTTGACGTTAAAGAGATTACCGATTTTGAAAATTTGAATAATTTTTCAGTTGGATTTAAAAAGACAGATCTTATCATTTCATTCGAATCAGAACGTGAAATTTCTGCAGAAGATATTAAAAAAATTGGCGATGATATTACTCAATCAGCAATAGCTAAGTTGGGCTCTGTATTTACAGAGTCAAGTTTTACTGATAAAAAGGATAAGGTGTTTGATGTAACTTTGGATTATAGTAATTTAATTGTTTCTAACATCTAAAAAATTATTTATTTTTTAGATATTTGAAATAACTATTTTTATTTTTTTATTTTTTTTACACCTTTGCACATTTAAAATGTCGAGGTAGTAAAAATTTGGTTATATTCTGTCTTGAAATAGATATGAAGTTTTATAAGGTAAAAAAATAATTATTTTGTAATATATATAATTTGTATCTGAATTCCTAAATAAAAGAGTAATATGTAAATAAGTTTAGCATAAAAATATTTTTGTAATACAAGTTAGCGTAGCTAATACTGATATAAATAAATATAAAATTTTATATTTATTTATATATTTTTAACATACCTATTATTTAATAAAGAAAATATTTTATAATTCATCTACAGTTTTAAATTGATAATTATATTTCAATAATACTTTTATAATATCTTCTATCAAAAAATAATCTTTTTCATGTAATAATATTATTTTTGCATTA